CGTTTTTTGTACCGTTGCCTTGGTACTGCCATCAGTATACCAAACTGGTCGCACTATCTCACCACCTTACTTGACTATCGCAAATAATTTTTCTATAATAATAATAGGGAATATATTTTTATTTATATTATAATTATATAATATTTTATTATTTTTGTCAAATTTATAAAAGAAAAAACCGGTTAAGATATAAAATCTTAACCGGTAAAAAAAATTATCCAAGAATATCGTCTTTTACATAATCTTGTAATACTGTTTCATATTTAATGCCGCCCTCAGTGTTCTCAGCTTTTGCCTTTTGGTAATAAGCATATTGACTAACGCCATAAGCACCCCAAGGCAAGCCAACCATTACGGATAACCAAGGTAATTCACCAAGATAACCAAATAACACACAAATAAAGGCTAGAATTAACATTGCAATAGTATTAATCCAAATAAGAATAGACTCTTGAATTAACAAGGATTTTGAAAATTCTCGTTTCATTTTGTTATACCTCCTTGCTAATATATTTTAAACTAATCCAGCGAGGTTGTTCATTTTCAATACGGCCCCATCCATCTTTTTCTTCAATGATTAAGACTTTATCTCCACGATGTGCAACATATTTAGCTGGATAAGTTTTTGCGGGGCCAGTCCGCACATAAACAGAACCACCAGTAACTGTACCAATATATCCATTATTTTTAGGAATACTAGGTGTAAATAAATCTTTAATTTTATCTACTAATGTGGGTTTAGTTACTGTTGCTGTTTTTTCTACTTTGCTGCCATCTTGTAAAACCATACAAGTATGACTGCCTGCGGCAACTAGGATATCGCCGCGTTTTAAATAATCTTTTTGTGTTAGATATTTACTATCTGTAAGTATTTCAAATGCGCCTGTATTTTTACAAGCTGATTCTATTGTTTTTGTTGTGCTAAGATTATGCTTAACATAAAAATATTTTTCAGATAGACCACAACAAATACAACATACTGACATTAATGAGCTACAATCACATTCACAAGGAGTATCAATTTTTGCTAGTATCCATCCTGCTTCTTTTGCTGCTGGTAATATTGTATTACGTTCGCCCTAATCATATCCAATATTCATATTCCCGCAAGCACCTTCGCACTGAATAGCTAAGTTTTCTGCCAATGTAGCATCTTTTGGACGTAATACTACATTCCATTTACCATTATACCACTTTTGGATTTTTAATTCTTTACCAGTCTAATTACCAGCTTGGCCCCCCTTAGCTTTATGATTTTCATCGCCAGAGGCTCCGCCAATCATAACAGTAGAATAAGTTTTTGCGGCTGGCACTGGTGTAGTGGCAGGTTTATTTGCTTCTTTTTTTTGTAAAATATCTAAATCAATTTCAATATCAGCCCAGGTTTCTTCATCAAGCTTACCTGTAACTGGTTCATCGTGCTCTTGCTAATATTTGCGTAGAGCTTTTTCAGTTGCTGGACCAAATATCCCATCAGCACCGGTAGCACCAACGGAATATCCCAATTTAATTAATGCGGTTTGAAGTTCTTTAACTTCCTCACCACGACTGCCTTTTTCTAGCATATTCATTGGTTATACCTCCCTTTATTTTACATAGCTTCTGCTATGAGGCCAATTTTAGACCTATGTATATATTTTAATTCTATTTCCCCATATATATCGTGGCCACGGAAGATTTTAGAAACGCGACGAAGACCGTTATTACTTCCAGCAAAATCTATATCATCAACCTAGGCTTTCGCATCACCATCAATGATACAAATACTATCCTCACCAATACGTTGAAGGGCAAGTTTCATTAATGGGATATCAAGATTTTGCGCCTCAGAAATATAGATACCAGCGCGCATACCAGTAGTATCATATCCACGAATATCAGACATTGGCAATAATACTAGTTTTTCTTCTGATATTAAACGCTCTACTTCACTGCGGCTACCCAGCTTGCTAATAAGTAGATTACCAATCTAGGCATCTAGTAATTTTTCATCGCGCGTGCCTGGCAGATAACCTAGCTTAGCCGCATTCTTGGCAGCGACAGTATTACAAAAGATAATAATTTTATCTATTTTATTACGCTCTAATTGATAAAATAAAAACCCGAGAGACAGGAGCGTTTTTCCTGACCCAGCGGGTCCTTTTACTAATGTAATTTGATTATTTAAAAAGCTATCAACCACGCAATCTTGTTGTGGGTCATTATACATAGCTTTTATAGTGCCTAACTAATTTGATACAAAATCTTTATGCGATAAATGCCGATAACCATCAGCCGTCCATACTAATACATCAACTAACTCATGCTATTGGTTCTATAAGAGTAAATATTCATTAATTAATAAACCAAAATTATTAGTATCTGGATGCTGATAAAACTATGCCATTTCTTCATCGTTTAAGATGATTTCTTTGTATCCAGTATATTCATCATCGATATCATCTGGGATAGATTCTACATGTGTGAAAAATAAACGAGCTAATGCTTTTAGGGCGAAATCATTGGTAATAAATGTTAGCTCTTGTGGATAAGAAACAGCGCATGCTAAAATCTTCGTATCATTTGTAATTGGTAAATCTTTTTCAATAATTGGGTTTAACATAGAATTAGTAAAAATAATGACTGAATATAAGCCAACATGGGCATCTAATTCGCGTAAAACAGCACGGGCCGCATATTTTACTTCACTATCTCTACTGGTAGAAGTTTTTATGTTTTCCAATTCTTCTAAGCTAATAGAAGATATAGCAAAAAGTTCGTTATCATCAAAAAGCGTGTTAGCTTTTTTTAATAACGAACAAGTATCATAAAATTTAATCATCCTCGTCTTCTTCCTCCTCATCATATTCTTCGTCGTCGGAGGATGATGTTTGGAAACCGATTACACGAGTTTGATATTCTTCTTTATCATCCTCTTCAATATCAGCGATTTCTTTTTTAAGTTTAGTTTGTTCAACTACTAACTTAGCTCGTTTTACCTCTATCCATTGACAGATATAAGCGCCAATCGCTTCAAGAGCAGGAAAAATAATAGTATAGGCCAAAATGCCTATTAATACATATAAAAGAATATTTATGATAAATCACTCCCTTCTTCTACGATATTTATGAAAAAGAGAATAGATTTTTTAATTATTTTTGGCCTTTATCTAAACGCCGATAAAAACTATCCTTAGCAAGGATATAGTCATTTAGATAATCTTTGGTGGCATCAATATAGGTCTTAAACTGTTCAATATCATCTAAAATATTCTGGCGTTCAGCGTAAATGCGTTTTGCTTCATAACTATTAGGATTGAAACGCGGGCTTTTCTTCATTGTTCCTAATAGGTGATTAAGAATGAAAAGCTGCGGTTTCAGGTCATACTCAATATGCTGTCTAGCATAATCAATATTTAACCTACATTCCGCAATCGCATAACCTGTAAAAGCATTAGCATAAGGCTTGTCCTGTGGAGCAACATGCGCCTCGCCGCGAACATATTTTCCATCAATAATTTTATCTACAATGGCTATGCCAGTTTTTTCATCATAAGAATAATGTGTATTATCAGTCATTATAATTCCTCCTTATAGAAAGCTCTTACATTCTTCTACTTTATTATACATATCCTTAATAATGTCATCCAAAAGTACAGGATAGCAATTATGAGAATCTACACCCACGTGATACATATAAGGCATATCATTATAGAAATTCGTCTTTTGATGCGTATGCCCGTAAAGATTAAGAGTCATTTGAGTTAATGCCTCTGTTTCAAGATTGCCAGTTAAACAGGGGTAATGCGTCATAAAGAAATGATGCTTTTTATATTTCAATTTAATAGCTAATTCTACTTCTGCTACATTAGGCAGCTGATGATATAAATTAATTCTAGTATCGGTATCGTGATTACCTACTATGATATGTAAAGTACCATTTAACTTTTTTAAGTATTCAATACCAGTCGTAGAATCACCAAGCATCAAATCGCCAAGAACATATACATCATCATTAGGCTGCACTACTTCATTCCATCGTTCCACAATGGCATTATTCATATCTTGAATATTCTCAAAACCACGGGGCTTAAAAATAAATTCACGATCGTGATTAATATGTAAGTCGGATGTAATCCAAATTTTCTTTTGAACTTCTGACATAGCTTCATTAGATATTTCTACATAAATAGGAGTAATAGAATACTTGCGGTCCTTGGCCGGATCAGTATAAGAATTATACATACGCTGTATCACACTATCAGGTACGCGCTGGCGTCCAGTACGCTTGGCATTACGACGCAAGGTTTCTGCGAGAGAAGGACGCAATACAGCAGCATAAATCTGTTTGACATTGGAAAGGTCAAGTCTATCAAGCACCTTGTTGCGCGCATTCTCATTCAGTTGCGTGGCATCGCAATAAATTACATCATACTCAGTACCGTCTAAAGCTTCCTGAATAGATGTGATATACGTATCAAATACTTCGTGCTCACGGCTAAAATAAGGCTCATCTTCGGCCACAAGGGAAAACCGAATAGCATCACGCGAAATATAGCAAGCATTAACAAACTGCTGCGTAGCGAGCCAGGTGCTCTTACCCGAGCCTGGGGCCCCCACAAGCAAGTAGAGATTCTTTTGCTTCATCTTCATACGCTCCTTTCGCAAATTCTTCCTTAAATTTTTGGACTTGGGCATCATTAGTGCATTCTATATGATTGATAGTTAAACGACACCAGGGGCAGTATAACTTTTTTCTATGGAACTTTTCGCGTTCTCGTCCTTGCTTACGATAAACAGGAATACCTTCTTTACCACAATTCAAACAGAAGAAACGATGCTGAACATATGCCATAATTAAAATTCCTCCGTAAGAAATTCAGGTTTGAAATCTTTACCCTGGAAAATATGTTCATCAAACGTATCTAAGTCCAATAGCACACAGCAGTCATACCAGGCCGCCCCGCAATCAATACAGACTTTATGATTATTACAGTACCAGAGCGCGCCGCCATCCCAATCTTGCCAAATATATTCATTTGCATTAGTTTGGAAAAGCTCAACATACTCATTAATATCCTTAATTAAAGCGGGGATAGGAGTATGCCCGTGTATCATCACTACATTCTCATAACCTTCTGGCCACGGAGTGTTAAAATGCGCCCGACTCCATACCAAATCATAATCATTAGGGATAGTGCGGTCAGGAGTAAAACCGGCGTGAGTAAGCCAGATAAGTATATTATCAGGATTAGTATATGTACGCCAAGTGGGCAAATGCTTTAAACAACGATACCATTCTTTCTTATCGTCTTCGTTTTCAGCTAACCAGCTCTGGTAAGTTCTCGTTCCACCATTGATACTAACCAGCCATTCCTCTTCATATACAGGTCCCCCTGCTAGATCGGCGTCCATTAATTTTACCAGCATATCTTCGTGATTACCTTTGAGGTAAATAAACTGGGGGTCATTATAAATAGCTTTAATGGTTTCCCAGGGTTCTGGACCACGGTCTCCCGCATCCCCCAGAAAATATACCATATCTTCTGGTTTAAGAAAAGCTTTAATTTGTTGATACAGGTCAAACCGACCATGCAAATCAGCAACCGCATAATTAGACATAGTTATCACTTCCTTTTTTATTTCTTATATATTATTATATCATATTTTTTTAATATTTTCAAATAAGAAAAGCGGCTTCCAGGTCTTTCCGATCGGATTAAGCTGGAAACCGCGTTTTATTATATATTTTTTACTTAATGCCTGCGTAACGAGCCTTATTCAAGGTATCGTACATCAGATCTACGCCAGTCTTACCGCTCATAATCATCTGGAAAGTGGTAGGAGAGAATCCAGAAACGAGGCTTACGCCAGCTTCCATCTTCATAGGCACTTGGTCATTACGGCTATTCACGTTCCAGAAAACTAAGTTGGGCATCTGGTATCCAGCACGCTGCCACTTTTCACGAATGGCTTCACCAACAGTCTGCCAAGTATTAAGGCTTATAGTATGCTGATAACCCCAATTATCTCGGTAATTATCACATACCATACTATCAAACTCGCCATCGGTAATAACTACAATACTACCAGGCAGGTCCTCCTGCTTACAATGATTCTTGACAGCAGTATTTAGCAACATATTAAAAGTAGCTTCAAGGTCGGTATTAGAACACAGATTAGTTGCATAAATACGACGTACCTTGTCTACAAAGTCTGCACCTTCTACCTTAATCAACTGAGGACGAGAGCTGAAAGAGATATAGTGACCAGCAAAAGGCCCCTTAGCCTTATCTGCTGCGTAAAGACCGAGAGAAATAGCTACATCAATAGGTAGCACATTACTGTTATTACCATAACTCCAGGTCATAGAACCAGAGGTATCCACAACACACAGAGCATTTAAAGTGCAGCCTTCAAAGTAATCATGAAGGTTTGCCCAATACTTATTAATCGTAAGACGATTAATATCCTGTAAATCAGGAGTATGACAATTACGAGCCTGATACACTACCTCATAAGGAGCCAGTGCCTTGGCATTGACAGTAGTCTTCTCGTCCTTCACGAACTTCTCATACTTTGCCTTTAAAATATCACGACGCGCAAAAGCGTTGCGATACCGGAAACCAGCCTGAGAAGGAATCTTATCAAACTCGATAAGGTCCCACTGACCCGCAGACATAAGACGCTCAACAATATTGATACGCTCGCGCAGCATAGACAAAGTCTTACGATATACGCGAGGAGTCATATTCAGGGCTTCACGAGTCTTACGACCCAGATAACGAGTGCGCTTGGAAGACGCATTTTCAGACTTCAACCACTTAGCAAGTAGAGAAGGAGTCTTGGACTTAATATCCAAAATCAGCTGCGCCTTCACCAGGTCGAACATAGCCTTTTCTGCGTTGGTATCAACCAGTTCATACAGGTCATCATATCTACCAAGCTCAGGAATATACTGCATATTACGGATAACAGCAGCTGCATCGGTGCGCGCAAGCCAATTAAGGCATACGCGGAAGAAACGGCGCTCGCCCTGACCTTCAAGAATATCACGCAGATAGAATAGGCACTTCAAGGCATATTCAGGGTTTTCCTGATAAGCGTTCTTAAACAGGAGGACGCAATCAGCATCACTACGAGAACGATAAGCGCCACCGTGCGCGAACAGGTCCATCAAAGCATCGCCCGCAGAACGATAAGCCTTGCCGCCATTCTCGGTATATACGTGGTCGTGTTCAGTTGCCAAGCCAGCCATAAACTTATTCATCATATTATTTCCTTTCTTTATTCTCTTGGACAAGAGATTTTAATTTTCTTTTCATTTTCTAAATATATTATAACATAATTTTTTTTATAAATCAAATATTTGGGCAATTCATTTAAATTAATTAATAAGATTTTTTAAAATTATTGAAAGAGTAAGATACCTTTCGTGTAATTTTTTTATATTAGCACTTTTTATATATACGGGGTAGTTCTGCTCTTTTGCGGGACCACCCCGATTTTTTATTTTAGAATTTTTTATAAGGAGGGCTATTCAATGGCTCTATTTAAAATATTTAAAGGTAATGAAACTGCGAAATTAGTAGATTCAAATGCTGCTGGTTATCGTATACCTACTGATGGATATGCTTATTATGATACTAGCACAAAACTGTTTTATATTGACGCCGATTATGATGGAAATGGTACAACTACACGCTCTCCAATTAATGCAGATAGTGCAGGCTCATTAAATAATCAAGTGCGCACATTTGGTAATATTTCTTATGATATGACGGGATCTGGTACAACTACAGATGATGAAACTAATAGAAAAGCATTTATCAAATACATTTGTGATCATTATGCTAATGCTGCGTTACATATAGGTACATATAATCCTAATAGTAAAGGTCCATGTATTGGAAATATTTATAATGTATCAGATATAAGTAATGGTTATCCTCGTTATTCCACTTTTCTTTATCATAATTTAGATGCTGGTTTAGTAAGTTTTGGTACAAATAACTATAATTATTATGAAAGGACTTATGTATATAATAGTGGTACATGGGGAATTTCTATTACCGGAAATGCTGATACCGCGACCGCACTTTCTACTTCTGGTACCACTGCTAAATTCTGGCGTGGTGATAATACTTGGTCAGATACTATTTCAGGTGGTACATTAAAAATTACAGCTAATAGTAATACTGTTACTATTGGTTCACAAAATGCAAGTTTTTGTCATATTTATAATAGTGTGAATATTCCATTTATTTTTAACAACAGTGTATTAACAACAGGTGGTAATTTAGGTGATTCAACCTATCCTTTTGATAATTTAACATTAGGTCGTTCAAATGGAGCTGGTATTTATTATAAAGGAACAAAAAATACATCTCGTATGATTCGTTTTATAGACAATACTTCAGATATATATGGAAATGGTATTGCTATAGGTGGTGGTGGTCAAACTATTATCGGTGGTGGTGAAAGTGCAGATCTAGCAACTGCCCAAGCAGGCACAGCCGGTGGAGAGATTATGTAGGTTTGTAATGATGGTGATGTTTAGATTATATCAAATTTACAAGATGGTTGGAATTATAGAAAAGTATCTACTTTTGATACTGCAGGAAATCTAACTTTACCAGCAAAACTTGTTTGTGCTAATGTTGGTAATACAACCGGAGGAAGCTATACCGAATCAGGCTTAGAAATTCGTGAATATAATTATGGATCAGCTCAATCAGATACATGGGGTATTGCTCCACGTATGACTTTTCATTGGGGTGGTCGTGTCTAGGCATAGATAGGATTAGCGAGTGATGGTTGGTTATATACTACTTCTGGCTATGGTGGAGATTTAACAACCAATGCACATCGTTTTGTTATAGAATAGGGTGGAACATGGAATATTAGTGTTAGTGGTAATGCTGCTACAGCTACTACTGCTGGGGGGATTAACACAACGACTCCAACCTTAGCTACAGCCACTGAAGCTAATGAAATTACAGTAAAAGACTTAGGTAATAGCTCACCTGCTACTGGTTTTGCGATGCGTCATGGTCTGAATTTTAGATGGTATGCTACTAATTGGATTATTGGTAATTTACGTAATACCAGCGATGGAAGCAGCGGTTTAGGTTTTGCTTATAGTTCAAACAGTGGTAGTACATATACTAATAAATTAATTTTAGGGACAAATGGTGGATTAACAGCGCCATCTACAGGTGGTACTTGGATTGCAGGACAAAATAGTGCTAATGGTGCTTATAATGTCGGTAATGCAACAGATGCTGGTGGTTACTGGCCTTGGATGCGGCAAACTAATACAGCATCTTCTAAATGGTTTAGTTTTGGCACTTTAGGCACAAAATTTTATTGGATTGGTTCAGCTACAAGTCGTACAGAAAATGGCTATGATTAGGGTATGGCATACGATATAGACAATGGGGTATTATAGGCTGCTAAAATTTATGGCGCAGTATGGAATGACTATGCTGAATATCGTAAAGATAACCCTAATGAAAATCAAGAACCTGGTAGATGTATCAAAGAACTTGGTGATGGTTCATTAGCTTTAACAACACAGCGTTTAGAACGTGGTTGTGAGATTGTATCTGATACGTTTGGTTTTGCTATTGGTTAGGACGAAGAAAATGGATATAATACTCCTATTGCTTCTAATGGACGTGTTTTAGCATATCCCTATGAATCTATTGAAAAGTTTAGAGCACATATTGGATGGCCTGTTTGCTCTGGTCCTAATGGAACTGTAAGTATTATGACAGAAGAAGAAGAAGAAAAATATCCAAGTCGTATTATTGGTACAATTTCTGAAATTCCAGACTATGAAGAATGGGGAACTGGAAAAGTTAAAGTAAATGGACGTATTTGGATACGCATTAGATAAAAAGGAAGGTTTATAAAATATGGCTTTATTTAAAATAGCAAAAGGCTCTTCTAATAATTTAGGCAATCAAGGACTAACAGAAGGTTATTGTTGGTTTACACCCGATGATGGAAAATTTTATATTGATGCGATAAAAGAAAATCATTTAACTCGTATTGCATTAAATGCAGATAAAACAGATAATGATATTGAGGGCAATCCTATTAATACTACTTATTTAAAATTAAGCGGTGGTACTATGTCTGGTGATATTGTACCAGGCACTGCTGGTTTAAATTTAGGTAATAATACTGCTACTGGTACTTGGTCTGATGTTTATGCTGATACTTATCATGGATAGTTAGACCATGCTATCACTATTGGTGATAAATCTTATAATGGTAGTAGTGATGTAACATTATATGCATCTGACTTAGGTGTTTCCTCAGCTTTAACTTTTGCTGGTGTAATTTCTGAAACTTTAATTAGTGATCGTGATAATGTTAATTATCCAAGTACGACAAATCCTGTTCATTTATATTCTGATAATTCAAGTATTACACCAGATTTAGGATATGTAGTTATTTGCCATGATACGCAAGATGAATTTTTATGGTCAGAAGATGCTAATGGCAATTAGGGATGGTATACTTTGGGTTTAGCATCCAGTTTTGCTTTACATAATCATACACATGGCAATATTTCAAATGGTGGTGCAATAGGTACATTAGCAGATTAGGCGTTATATACAACCACAAATGGGTTAATTACAGCTGGTTCATTAGCTACTAATAGTCCAACTGCAACTAATGATACTGCTACTGCTTTTATTGATACAGTTGCGCAAGATAGCAAAGGAAAAATTACAGCTACTAAAAAGAATTTGCCTGTGGCATCAGATAGTGTAGCTGGTATTGTTTCTATTGCAGGTTAGAGCTTTGCCGGAGTTAAAACATTTAAAAATGATGTTACACTAAATAGTACACTACATTTTAAAAATATAACAACTGGTAATTACACAGAAGGAATTCGGTTACACCCATCTACTGGTGGTTGGAATGCAATTACATTTTGTGGAACAGATAATACTGGAGATAGTGGCACTAGTGCCAATACCTGGGGACTTTTCACCAATGCTGGTAATTTTTATATAAGTAAAAATGGATCTAATAATGCAGCAACTTATTTATAGAATGTAAATAATGCTTGGTCTTTGGGTGGATCTCTTACTGGGAATGGTGATCTTACTATTGCTAAAACTGGCGAGCCAGCTCTGATTGTTAATAATACTTCAGACCATAAAGCAGGTTTAATAATTGGTGAAAATTCTAAAAATGCTGGTCTTTGGGATTATACTAATAGTAAGTGGATTGTATATTCTACTGCTGCTGGAGCAGTTACTTTAAATGGTAATGCTAATGGACTAGTAGATGGTAGTTCTACTATGACTTCTGCTTACAACAAAGCTGGTTTAAATTACGGTGATTATACATGGTTAGCAGGTTGGAATGGATATGAATTGCGTGCAGTAAATAAAAATCAATTTGCAAAAGCTGATCAATATGAACATTTACAAACTATTGATTTAAGCAGCCAAAATGTGAATACTTGGTATCCTGTATGTACTTCATTATCTACTCCAAGTGCAAATGGTTTCCATCGTATTCGTTGTGCAGTTGAATTAGATAGCGGAACAAAACCAAGTTGGTCTAGTCATACTGCTGGTTTTACAGCCATTGTAGAAATATTAACAACTGCTTGTGGTTGGGGAACAACAAATGCAAAAACTATTGTATTACAAAATGATTAGATTTTCTTAGCCAGTGGCCAAGCTGCACCAGTTGGATATACACAATTTACAAATAGTAGTAATGCTTGTTTTTATTTACGTGGTGGTGGAAAATATCATTTATACACAGATTGGTTAGCTACATGGACAGCTTACACAAGTTCTACAACTATATCATCCCAAACAATTGCTCCAGTAACATCATATCCTGGTATTAGTGGTCGTGCCGAAGGAAATATTACTTCTAGCGATAGTACAATACGTCGTATCTTTGTGACTGCTTCTGCTTCTGTTCCTTCTGGTGCGGTTGCTGGCGATATAGTTCTTGTAAAAGTATAAGAGGTATAAAGTATGGCATATACTTATACATTAAATGCAACAGATGTTAAATGTGGTAGACGTGCTTCTTATAGTTCAACTTATACTGGATATTCAGCTTATACAAGTGGTTTATGGGTTGGTGGCAATACTGGTAAAGCTAGTTTTGCTGTATATGCTTTATTTGATGCCAACGCATTAAGTACATATAGTAAAAAAACTATTACTTCTATTTAGTTACGATTTACCGTAGCTTCTGGCACTATTCCTACTAGTGGTACATAGAATTATCCTATTTGTGCGAAAGCTAATGCTGGTTCTTCTACCGAACCTTGGCAAAGAATTGCTACACCAGTTTTATAGCATATACGTAATTAGGCCTCTGGCGGTGGGCAAATTACTGCTAATAATACACAAATAACAGCAACATTATCCGGAACTACACTCCCATCATATGGAGTTATTTTTGGTCCTGCTAATGCTAATTTAACCTCACATGTTGTATTAGCTTGGAGCAGTTCATATCCTGTATAGTTACTTATACAACTAATGAAACAGCGTATAGCTATACATTAGCGTATAATGCAAATGGTGGTAGTGGAGCACCTGGTAGTCAAACTGGTAGTAATATAGGTACCAGTGCTAGTTATACGTTTACTATTTCATCCACTCGTCCCACGCGCACTGGTTATACTTTTTTAGGATGGAGTACTTCTTCTACTGCTACTAGTGCATCTTATTCACCTGGTGGAACAATTACAGTATCTAATGGTACTACTACTTTATATGCAGTTTGGAAAATTAATACTTGGACAGTAGCTTATAATGCTAATGGCCATGGGACTGCCCCTGCTTCTCAGACTAAAACATATGGGACTAATTTAACTTTACGAACTTTTATTGCAACAAATTATAGTTCAGAAAGCACAGTTACTATTACAGGTAATGCTAATGGAGGTTCTTGGTCTGGTAGTAATGGTAGTGCTAAATGGCGATATAAATATGCGCAAACTTATTGGAATACTAATTCTAGTGGCACAGGAACTAATTATAGTAGTGGTGGCACATATTCAACTAATGCTGGAGCTACTTTATATGCGATTTGGTCATCTACAAAAGAAGGAACATCATATACATTACCGACTGGAACTCCAACAAAAGCAGCAACTACTACAAATTCATTAACAGTAACTTTTAATGCGAATGGCGGCTCTACAACTAAAACAAGTTAGACTTCTACTAAACCAGTTACTTATAGTTTTAAAGGTTGGTTTACTGCAACTAGTGGTGGCACATAGCGTACTACGAGTAGTCGCGTCACGGCGGCAGAAACTATTTATGCTCAATATAACTCATCAACCGGATCATAGGGAGCAGTAACATTACCAACTGTTGCTTAGTGTACACGTACTGGTTATTAGTTACTTGGATGGAGTACTTCTTCAACAGCAACTTCTGCTTCATATAGTCCAGGAGCATCATATACACCATCTGCAACTATTGTATTATATGCGGTTTGGAAAGCATTAAATACAATTAAAGTAGTTAATAGTGCTGGTACTGGTTTAGATACTTATTTAGTTTATATAGTAGAGAGTAATACTCTAGTACCTTATAGAGTTACAGTAGTAAATAATGCTGGTACTGGTTTAGATAGTTATATTTAAAACTTATGCGGATTACCAAAAAATTGGTAATCCGCCATTTTACTATGTTGACTTTTCTAAAAAATTATGTTATAATGAGGTATAAGAAATAAAGGAGTATCTTTATGACATTAGAAGAAGCATCACGTAAAATTGCTGAAATAAGTATGAAATTAGATGACACGAAAGAAGCTGAAATAGTGGAGTTTTTACATCGTAGATTTCCTACTGATTCGAATTGGTTAACAGGAAATTGTTATTGGATGGCATGTATTCTTGCTACTCGTTTTGAGTTATAGATATATTATGACCCTATTATCGGGCATTTCTTTGTGGGCGAAAGTGAATATGGTCCTTTTTATGATTGGACAGGCCGTATTAAAGAACCTACTCATTATTTAAAACTATCTAATTTAAAAGAGATGGATAGAACTTGGTATGACCGTTTAATGAGGGATTGCAAATGTTAAGCATTTATTGTAAGCGAGAAAACGAAGAGCCTCGTTTAGCATCAAATGCTTTTTCTTGGGATGAGGCTATTTAGTTTATAAAAATTTTAGTATCAGTACATGGATATGATTTTTAGATTATCCAATAGCATGATGACGCTGAAACTCAATAGACTATATTTGATGGATACGCCCCTGATGAATATTGCTATATTATACAGGAGAGAGATTAATGGGTAGACGTAAATTTAATTTTAAAAAGAAACTTCCTATGCAATCTAATATCTAGTTAACGGCATATCAACTTAATAAAATAGCTTATGCAAAAATGCCGGTGCTAGTTAAAGAGAGCGCAGAACGAGAAACCGCAAAATAGAAATTAATAACATATATAACCAATACATCAGGGCACTATTATATGTTATTAAATCATAATATTAATGACCCAGTGCGCTATTATACCGTATTTCATATTGATTCTCAATATCCCGAGCATTTTCTTGATGTATTTGAAGAGTGTGTAGATAATATTGGTGAATTAATTGATATTGAATTTGTAGAAGATACAAATACTTGTGAAGTTTGGGTTCGTAAAGATAATGATACTAGTATGTATGTATTTTTTAATTATGATTTGGGGGTAGTAGAATGTCAACTATAACTATTGTATGTGATTTTAATTTAGGCACTCGTGCGCAAACTATTTATAAATGTAATAGTGAGACGCAAGTAGTTGAGTCTATTGGTGATGTATATTTTGACCAATTAGCTGGTAGTTTATTAAATGCTTTTATTAGTAATGATGCTAATGCTATTCATTTATATGGGCCTATCGAAATATTAACAGGTTTGGCCCAAGAGGTGTATAAAATTAATGATACATTATATAATAATACAAGATTAAAGGTGGAAATTAATTAATATGAAAACTTTGTTAAGCACAGTTGAGACATACCGCGTAAATACCGAAGAAGAAGTTACTGCTCTTATTGAAGAAATGAAGGCTGGCGCAATAAATTACAGTCTTGTTACTCATTCTTCTAAGTATAAGGAAAAGAAGAAGAAGGGGATTGTAGTAGATGCCGGGTATGAAGTAAAAATTGGTAAAGTATATGAAAAGTTTTGGGGAGAAGAGTAATGAAATAGAGTAAATTTGAACGCGTTGCTGCTTTTCCAGAAGCATAGTATCCAGTACGTTCTACTATTGATAGTGCTGGATATGATTTATTTTGTGCGGAAGACACCGTCATTTCACCACATAGTATTGCTTTAATTCCTACTGGAGTTAAATGCTATTTATAGGAGAATTCATGGCTAATGATTGCTTTACGTAGTTCTACACCAAAGAAAAAAGGTTTAATTTTAGCTAATGGCATTGGAATTATTGATGCTGATTATGTTGATAATCCTGATAATGAAGGTTAGATTTTTGTATAGGTTTATAATTTAACTGATAATGAAGTTTTAGTAGAAAAGAACGAACGTATTGCGCAAGGATTAGTAATGCCTATGAACAAACTTGATATTGATAATGTCAAGTTGGTAAAACGTGATGGCGGTTTTGGTTCTACTTTATGAAGCTACTCGCACTAGACCAAGCGAGCAGAACGAGCGGATATGCGGTATTTGAAAACGAAGAATTATTAGAAACAGGAACATTTACATTAACACAAGATGATATTGGTGAAAGATTAGTTGAATTAAGAAATACAATTATTTAGTTTATAGAAGATTAGAAAGTAGATATAGTATTATTTGAAGATATTTAGTTATAGAGTGGGATGGCAGGCGTAACTACATATAAAGTATTAGCAGAAGTATTTGGAGTAATTTAGGAATTATTGACAGAAAAACATATAGAGTATCATATTATACATTCTTAGACTTGGAAATCCGCATTAAATATTAAAGGACGTACAAGGGCAGAATAGAAGAAAAACGCGCAAGCATATGTAGTAAGTACATTTAATTTAAAAGTGTCACAAGATGCAGCTGATGCTATTTGTATTGGGGCATCATATATAAAAAATAATGAGTCGGCTTTTTAAGGCCGACTTTTTATAATACATCCTTTTAAAAAAGCATATCTAATGGATAGAAATCTTTGTAAAGGGGTGCTATATTATGTTAGAATGGCTTGCCAAATATTGGTTAGAAGTCCTCTTTGGAGCTATTGTTTCTGGAGGAGCTTTCTTGTTCAAGCATCATTTGAAATTAATTCGTGAGGCTCGTGAACGGCATGATAAAGATTTAATAGATACTATTGATAAAAAATTAGATAAACAACAAGATGCAGTCAAAGCAGAATTGGCTGCTTTTGATACGCGTCTTGATACATAGAAAGTTGAAATGCAATCCCAAATGAGTTCGTGTTATGCGAATCTTATTTCTGTTGTTGATAAACGTGATGATGGGTTATTAGAGGCAGATAAGGGCATTCGTGAAGATATTAAGAGCTTGAAGGATGAGTTCGGTTCCGTTAAAAGCGGCATGCTCACCGTACAAGGCCGCGCATTTAAAGATGAGTGTCATAGGCTGTTGGATGATGACCATATAATCACATTAATTGAGTATGAAAATATATTAGCTGAACATATTACTTATAAATAGTTAGGAGGGAATCACGAGGGAGATTCACTCTTTGCTATGGTAGAAGCTAAATATAAGCATAATTTAACTCAAGCAGAAAAGTATTATGTTGGCGGTTAGTTAAATATTTAAATTATAAGAGGGGGCATATATACCCCTCTTTTTATTTTTATCCTGTGAGAAAGGAGCGTTTAAAATATGGCAATTTCAACTGGTAGTACTGCCACTGCTAGTGATATGACGGCTTTATTAGCAGCTGTTAAAACATTATTTTCTAATCGTGGATTAACAGTAAATAATTAGACTTTATCTACCATGCTTACCAGTTATAATCCAACTTTTACTGCTGGAGCCTCTATGGCTATGAATTATGGTGGAGATTTATTTAATAAAATATTAATTGTTAATAATATTGGTAGTTTAAAATACTCTGCTTCTGGACATAGAGTATTAGCAGATGGTACAACAACTGAAGTATTAAATTGGATAAATACCTATAAAGATAAAACGGGATAGGATAGTGCTCATGGCTGCCGTGGAGCTTGTATTGGTCTCTGTGTGGGTGGATGTTATGGTACAGCAGATGGTAAGAGTAAAGCTGGTTCTTGTTATTGTGGCACTACTTGTACTGGTTGGTGTAGTGGTGGCAGTCAGGATGACTGTTAGACTTGTGATAATATTTGTAAAAATAGGTGTTCTAAAGGTTGTACTAGTTCTTGTGGTCATTCCGGATGTTCAAGTGGTTGTTATGGTGGTTGTAGTAGTGGTTGTTAGACTACTTGCACTGATACTTGTGCTACTGATTGTAATACTACTTGCTATACTAATTGCTCAGGCACTTCTACTGTTTGACAATTATAAAAAAATATAATATAATATTTATATAAAGTGAAAAAGGAGATTTCAAAATGAGAACTATTACTATTGAAGTTCCAGAAGATGTAAAGAATGCAACTCAGCGTGCAGATATTGAATGTTCTGCTCGTCGTGATATTATTACACATATTTTAGAGAAAAATATTGCTGTGCCTGCAGAGCGCATGGCAGCTTATCAGAAAGATTATGATGATAAATATTTTGCATTTGAACAGGCAAAAAGTAATATTGAAAGTAATTATGTGCGTAAAGCCGTAAGTAACCCTATTAATTGGAGTTTAGATTATCATACTAACATTGTTACTATTACTGTGGAGGATTAATTATGGCACGGCATATTGAGTAGTATTAGGATGAAATTGCTCGTTTATACAGGGATCACCCACTAGCTCAAGCCGGTAAATAGTTAGTTCATAATATAACATTTTAGGTTACAGATGCTTGTAATTTAAGATGTACTTACTGTTATCAAATTAATAAGGGTACTCATGTTATGTCGATGGACGTTGCTAAAAGGTTCATCGATTTAATTTTAGATCCAGATCCTGAAACAGCTGAGTACATTGATTCTCGTAATTCTATTGCTTGTATTATTGAATTTATCGGTGGAGAGCCTTTCTTACAAATAGATTTAATTGATGAAATTACAGATTATTTTGAAGAATAGATGATTTTAAGAGACCATCCTTGGCAATATAATCATATGATTTCATTATGCTCTAATGGTGTATTATACTTTGATGAAAAAGTATAGGCTTATATGAAAAAGCATTTACATCATTTAAGTTTTAATATCTCTATTGATGGTAATAAACAATTACACGATAGTTGTCGTATATTCCCAGATGGGACTGGTAGTTATGATATAGCTATGGCTGGTGTAAAACATTGGACTGAAGTATTACATCGTGAAATGGGTAGTAAGATGACACTTGCACCAGCTAATATTAAATATACAAAAGATGCAGTTATTGGATTAATTGATTCAGGATATGAAGATATTAATCTTAATTGTGTATTTGAAAAAGGTTGGACAGAAGAACATGCCACTATATTATATCATTAGTTGGTAGATTTAGCTAATTATTTATTAGAAAATGATTTAGAAGATAAGATAGATTTATCTATTTTTAGTGAAAATATTGGTTCGCCTAAATCATTAGATGATGATTAGACTTGGTGTGGTGGTTATGGAAAAATGATTTCTGTAGATTATAAAGGAGATATTTATCCTTGTATTCGTTATATGGAATCATCATTGGGTACTGATGTGCCTCCAGTAATTATTGGTAATGTATATGATGGCATTATGCATCATCAAAAACAGAAAGATTGTGTACGTTGTATGCGAGCTATTACGCGTATTACAGAATCCACAGAAGAATGTATTAATTGTCCTATTGCTAATGGATGCGCGGAGTGTGCGGCATATAATTATCAAGATTGTGGTGGACAATGGAATCATCGTGCTACATATATTTGCATAATGCATAAAGCTAGGGTACTAGCTAATTGTTATTATTGGAATATGAAATACTGGAAAAATGGTGATTTAAAACGATTTAAACTATTTTTACCTGATGATGAGGCATTAAAGATTATTTCTCAAAAGGAATTGGATATATTAAAAGCTCTTCAATTTCCTATTGAGTAAAGGAAAGGAGTGAAGAGCAATGGCAAATACTAGTGGATCTAAAATTGAAGCAACTAATCATGATTTTAATACTTTATTTAATGCTGTTTATAATTTTTTACATGATGAAAATCGAACAGCTACTACTAGTGTAGATAGTAAAGTTACATCATATTAGTTTAAAGGAAATAATAGTTATCCGCATGATATGAATGCTTCATAGTTAGAAATAACAAATAATATAATTAATAATAGTTATGCAACATCTTTAAATATAATTTATGATATTATTTATCATAATTACATGAAAACTAATGGATTATCATCTACTAAAATTAATGAATATAAAACCACTGGTAGTATTATTCCTGCTTTAGATTAGCATATTGCTATTGTGAATTATTGGAATAATAATGGATCAAGCGCTTGTAATGGAGCATGTGTAGGATATTGTGTTGGTAATTGTGCTGACAATGAAAGTAAAGGTACTGGTTGTGCTGGTTCAAATTGTACTGGTAATAATACTGTACGTGTTGGTAATACCTATTGTGCATCATGTAATAATATTTGTTCTTCAGTTTGCGCTTAGTGTGATGAGGCTTGTTTAACTGTTTGTGAAGATAATTGTTATGAGTTATGTAAACGTTTATGCTCTGATTTATGTGATACAGGTTGTTATGAATCATGTAAAGTTGCTTGTGCTGATTGTGCACACGGATGCAGAACTGATTGTAAAAGTGATTGTGCTTCTACATGTATGGATTAGTGCGGTAGTAATTGTAGAAATACATGCGATTCATATTGTATTTCTGGATGTAAATCAGGTTGTAAATTTGGTTGCAATGCTACATGTAATACTACCTCTGACAAGGAAGACGGAAGTCTTGCATAAGATTAATAAAGGAGAAAAAACATGGCATTAACGTGTAGTGGTAATTGTTTAGGAATTTGTAAATCAGCATGTAAAAATGGATGTTCATATGGTTGTACAATGACCTGTGGTGACGAGTGTCGAAATCTATGCACAGAAGAATGTGAAGATAGTTGTATTACAAGTTGTAAAAATGGTTGTAATGGAGTTGGTGACAGATGTGCAGGACAATGTATGGAAGAGTGTGGTGGAACTTGTTCACATAGTTGTAGTAAAACATGTGAAACTGATTGTGCTACATATTGTCAAGCTAATTGTACCCGTAGCTGTGCTCAATTATGTAGTGTCAGTTGTGGATTTCAATGCGCTCATACATGTGGTATAAATTGTACTACTGCATGTAAAAATGATTGTTCAACTGACTGTAATATGTATTGTCGTAGCTGTAGTGGTTCTTGTTCTTCAAATTGTGATAAAAATTGTGGTGATGGTTGTTAGGGGAAATGTAGTAATTCATGTTCAGATGGTTGTGGTACGCAATGTCAAGGAACTTGTATGTTTGGTTCTGGAACTTAATTATATAACAAAAAATAGGGATGGTAATTAATACCATCCCTATTTTTTTATTTTCCTAAATACCTTATTAGTTACTTTTACAATCTCTCCGCCATATGTAGCAATAATATCGGCTAATAGCTCTTCCTAATCAATAGTTAAACCTACGCTATAACTATACATTGCGGCATGTGTAATCTCGTGCGCAAGCACTTTATAAAACTAGATTTCATCTAATCCAGTAATAATATAAATTACTTTCTCTACATTATTACACATTCCAATAGTGAAAGAGCCATCCGGCCGCATAAGGTGGGAGTCGTATGGCGGCACCGTTTTTACCTACCATACGACTCCATTAATTGTAAATAACATTACTTATTTACTTTTTGGGTGATTTGCTACAATTTTTCGGAGATCATTTTTTTATCTTCTTGTGAAGACTTTTCCATCATATGGGGTAGCTCATCGCTAAGTTCATTTAAATAGCGTCCCACTTGTTTGATGTCGCTAGACATCATTTTACTTCCGTCCTAACTATCGTGATAGTAATAGTTTGGTCCGCCGTAATAAGAGGTAGAGCCACTGCCGTTTGAGCCGCCTTGGCTACCACCCTAACTACCGCCTTGACCGCCACTATAACCCATCATTTCGCCCTCGCCGTAGCCCATGCGAGAGCCAGTAGATCTAGAATTCGAACCGCCGTATTGGTTCGCGCTGCCTCGTCCGCTCTACTGATAGTAGTAGTAGGGGCGCCAGCCCATGTTGTCCCAATCATATTCGCCGTGGGGAAAGTATTCAGTATAGCCCATACGGGACCGCATACGCATATCCTCAGTGCCTTCCTCTTTAGATTTCTCCATCGCTTCAACAATGGCGCAATAGTACATAGCTTCTTCTAAATCTTTAATCATATCTACAACTTCACCCAGCTCTTTTGCGTCTGTATGCTGGATATCGCCAAGTTGTGATTGAACAAGACTTACAAGAGTAGATTTAATAGCTTTTAATTGTTCCATATTACGCCACCCTTTCTACGATTAAGTTCGCATTCTAAACATCTATTGGAGCATCACTGGTATTTTCTACGCTCACCTGTACGCAGCAACCTGCTACTACATCAAGAAATACTACACGCCCAACATTGTTGAATTCTTCAACAGCCGCTGGTGTAGAAATCATAGTAGAAGTTACTAATGGTTCGCCATTAATTGCGATAGCGAGTGAGATAGGGGCCACTGTGCCGTCAGCGGGTAATCCGATGTTAGCACCAAAAGTTATACGAAATCTGGCACGACATTGATTAGTAAGACCGCGTAAAGAAACTAAGCCGCTGCCTTCCCGATGGATAATGCTAGGACCACCTGGACTGGCTGTGTCGTTAAATACAACAACCCCATTAGGAGCAACAGTCTGTAATGTATTCGCTGTTATTTCCATATTTTTCTCCTTTCATTGATTAACCGACGAGAGTGCCGTAATTGCCACAACCGCAACCATTATTGCTGGGGCAGGTAAAGATTGGTGTCATACCATATACTGGCATAGTGGGGACGGGGCAATCTCTGAGTCGTTGATACATCGCATCAATTTCAGCATTTTGTCCTTGTCTGATTTGAGCTGTTTGCGCAATCTGTGAAGCAGAGAAGTTAGCCATAGCAAGCTGACGCTCTAAGTCGGCAATTTTCTCGTTCTTCGCATCAATCTTATCGTTGCACATCTGGTCTAAAATCTTTTGGATACCAGCATTTTGGCTAGCAAGAATGTCACGAGTAGCATAGTTGAGTGCCTCACGATCGGCACAGTTTTCACGAGAAATAGTAGCATCTAGCTGAGCAGTTGCTAAACGATTATCGCAGCAGCACTGTGCTAACTGGCTTGATAAATTTGTTAAGCCAGAAGTAGTTGCAGTTTGTGCGGCAAATGAGCGTTCAAGATCTGCTAACTGATTTGCGTACATTTGCTGAGTGATTGCGTTTTGAGATGCGGTAACAGCTGCTGTTACATCGGCGAAGCCAGAACAGAGAGAAGTGCTAATATCGCCAAGAGCAGCAGATGTTGCGGCGTGTTCAAAACCATTGTTAGTAATGCTAGCCTGATTCATCCAAGGATAAAGAGCTGCGGTATCAGAACCGTTGCCACCATTACCCCAGTTGCCATTGTTGCCCCATCCGCCTAATGCGAATAAGAAGAGAAGAATAATCCACCAACCAGAATCACCAAAGAAACCGTTGCCGGAACCACCATAAGAGCCACCGCGGGTTGCTGCCGCGATGTCGGCTAAACTGTAGCCGCCAGTTGTTGAGTTGAACATACTTTGTTCCTCCTTGTTTTTTTATTATTTACAGCCCTAAATTTTGTTTAAAGGCAGTAAATTCTTTTTCAAAATTCAGTCCTTTCTGCTGGCATATATTGCGTGCGATTTTTTCAATACTAGCCGCATCGTGAGACTGGACTAGTCCAAGGAGGTTCTAACCCATTGGGGTGCCGCCCAATTGGGCTTGAATAAAGTTGTTAATTAATTCTTCCGGATTTTTTCCGGATCTGATAATTTGAACCATACTTCTAATATCCATTTAGCTCCTCCTTAAAACTGTTTTGTTACAGAAGGTGTTGGCTCTGTTTGTGATGGAGGAGTAAGTTTGGCTATTAAAGCCTCTAGTGTTTGTTGGAATTCAGTACGAGTCACATATTCCTCTGCTGTTGGTTCTGTTGGCAGAGGTTTAAGCTCATACATGTTTAACTGTGCTGTGCCATCCATCACGTTGATTTGCTTCGTATAAATCCGTTTATTGGCTATATCTGGAAAATAGAAGATAGACCCATCAAAGTCAATGGATAGGGCACGCACCTCTTCTAATGATGACACAGGATGGCCCTTTAATGGGTAAGGCGCTAACCGCGCTGGCTGGGGTATCTGTGTCTGTTGAGGATAATAATTATACATCTTTTTTACCTTCCTTCTGGAAATTTTTTGGAAATTTCTTTCCAGTTATATGTAAATTTTTTGGTAAATACTTTTTCCTTTTTTGCCAAAAAATTTTTACTATGGCGCGCCGGAAGGCTGGCGTGGGCAAATATAATTAAAAGTATTAAGATATTTTTTAAAATTATTGAAGAATAAAAGGAGGTTTAATTTATGGATTGGACTAATATACTAAAAGATATTTGGGAAATTGTCGGTTTTCCTGTCTTGGGTATCTTGGCGGCTTATCTTATTAATTTTATTAAGGCTAAGAATGCTTAGTTAAAGGCTCAAACTGATAATGATACTCAGAAGAAGTATATGGATATGTTAGAAACAACTATTATTAGTTGTGTTGTAACTACGAATCAAACCTATACCGAAGCTTTAAAGAAGAAGGGTGAGTTTGGCGTTGAGGCGCAAAAGGAAGCTTTTAAGAAAACTTATGAAGCTGTAATATAGATTTTATCACAAGATGCGATAAATTATTTACAAACTGTGGTTGGCGATTTATAGCTATTCATTACACAGCGTATTGAAGCTGAAGTAAGCGCCAATAAGAAAGAATTAAAACCTGCGGAATAAAATAAAATAAGGGCCATGCCGCCTACCAATTTTATTACATTTTTTATTATTAAAATTGGTAGGCGGCATGGCCCTTATTTTTTTTATATATTCCTTTTTAAAAAATAATTAACCTTGTTTAAGATATTTAATATTATTATCGCTCATATATGATAATGACTATTCCACCCAATTATTATTCTCTTTATGATAAACTTTTTGTATATTTATCCATTCCCCATTTTGTTTTAAAAATAAACCAACATTATCAGGTACTTCATAAGTAACAGTAATATCAACGCCATAAATACGGACATAATAATTAGATGTAACATTCTTAGTAGTTCGTTTTGAATATATTCTTAATTCTAAATCATCTAACATAGTTCTAGTCCAATTCGTACCACAATCTAAATCTGTTACAGTTGAACTAGTGATTTGATTAACAGAAAATCCTTTAGCAGTAGCTCTATTATTACAATATAATCGTAATTGGCGAGGAGAAATATAAGTTGCACTACCTGATGAGTATATTTTAAATTTACCTGTTACTTCAGTAATAGTAGCATTAGCAGGAATAGAACTACAATCAAATTGTATCCATCCAAAAGTTTCTGCTTGACTACCAGTTACAAGATAATATTGTCCATAATTACCAGATGTTGTTGCACCATAAGTTTCTCCGATAAATCGTTCTGGATTAGCTACATTTATCTAATTTCCATTAACATCAAGAACTTCAATACTAACAGGATGAAAAGTTTCAGTAACAGTTGTCATAATTATTAATCCTCCTCATCCTTGTTTTAAATAATGTAAATTATTATCACTCATATATGATAAATTCTATTGAACCCATGAGTTATTAATTTTTTCATATACTTTGGTAATCTATACCCATAAACCATTTTGTTTTATATATAAATAATCATTATTAGCTATTGTACTTGTGATCACTATAGTATGTGCTGCATTGATCGCACTAATACTATAATTATAACTTACTGCGGGGTTATTTTCTTTATCATATCCATCTTCTCGTTCTAATGTTTGTTCAACATTATTGTCAGTTAAGACAACCGTATCAGTTATATGATCTGGAACTATCTTAATATTATATCCTTGCCCAGCTAATTTAACTGTCTATCCATCTGGGAATATGCGGCAACCTGTTCCAGAAGATGTAACAAAATAATAACTAACATTACCAAATATAAATACTAAACTATGATTAGTCTATATATTACTTAATGTATATATATAATTACCACCACCTGAAGTAGCTTCCACAGATAATACTTTCCATTGTAAAGTGTCATTATTACTATCTGTAGCATCATCTTTACCATATTTTACATCAATAAAGTGCTATCCCGCTGGAACTGTATATGAAATAGTTTGTGTATTAGCACTATTTGATGCCATTGCTAATTCATAATTGCTTGTACTATCAGACGGGCTTGATGAGCTACTTGACGCGGTTAAACCATCAACAGCGACCTCAGTGTCTAATTTACCAAACATACCATAGTCATAATTTGCTTCAGCATAGTTAATATATTGAATGGTTATAATACAAGAACTTTCAAAATCCATATTAATACGAGCAACTGAAGCAGATTTTGATACGCCATTATTTGTAGATACATAATATCCAGTGCCACTATTTAAAGTAAACCCATAACTAGCTCCACTTACTTGAGTAGTAACTGTATAGGTATTGGTAGGTAATCCACCCTACAATTGAGAAGTAATATCAACACCATTATCAAGTGCGAGTGTTAATTGTGGGTCTGATGGATAAATAGTAATTGTTTGATTACTACCTTCAATAATTCTTGTTGTACCATTCACAGGATCAGTTGTCGCATTAATACTTGAAATAGTAAGTGAATGGTATGTATATTCTGGATCTTCTTCTGGTGGGATATATACACCAGCTTGATCAATTAAGATAATATGATCAGCCGCTAAATTTGTTAACTCATATGTCCAGTAATATGGATTTTCTGCTGGAATAGTATAATTAACTGTTAATGTAGCACCGAAGAAACTAAACGAAGCATCACCGGTCTAACTACGAATAACTCTGAATCTGATTTTTAAATCATCTAATTCATTACGAGTCCATGAATTACCACCATTTACAGTATGTTGAGCTGATGTACTACCATTACCAGTAACAGTAACCGCAGAACCTTTCGCAGTAGTAGTACCAACAAAGAGTTGTAATTCTTTAGTACTAAAATATGAGCCACTACTATAACATGAGGCACCAACTACACAAGTTACAGAAGTAATAATGGCATTTGCTGGTATAGAACTACAATCAAAATTATACCATAGCTCAGAAGTTGAATCATTATCAGTATTTGAATAAGCACAACAGCGAGTTGAAGATGTAGCTTCAGTACAACCATTTTCTGGATTGTTATTATTATAAATACTATCATAACTTGAATTTGTACTATCGAAAGATGATGGTATAAATGTTGGACTATAATTACCAGCAGTATTAGTATGTTGAACTAAATTTTCAGTAACATCTACATCATTATCAGTTATAATAATATCTTCTATACTATTACCATTAATAGTAATTATAGCACTTCCACCTTCAAAAATATCTTGAGAAGCAGGAGTTGGTGTAAGATTATTTACCATAGAGTTGGCAGCAACAGTATATTCATAACCTTGAATTGAATAATTGATTGTTACATTAGCTCCATAAAAATAAATATAACCATTATTATTTTGATTAGACCCAGTACCAGCAATTCTTATTCGTAAATTCGCAAGGTCTGATATAGTCCAAGAACCAGTATTATTTAAAGATACTATATTAGAAGAACTAGTAGAAGAAAATGTCCCACTACTACCCTTCGCAGTAGTTCCAGAATATAACTAACAACTAGTATTAGATACACGACTAGTATTGTTAATTCTTACTCTGACCTAAGCAGTAACACTTGTAATTGTGGCACCGCTTGGAATTCCATTAACGGTAAAAGTATAATAACAATAACCAGCACTATTATATGTTGTAGTAAAACGAGCATAAGTTGTTGATGTTGTATTATCATAACCATTTGTAACAGGATAGTTGGTAGTTGTTGTTAAACCTGTAAGACCTGTATAACCAGAAGGATTTACGGTGACAGAATCAGTAATATTTACTTGTCTTGCCATAATTTAATCCTCCTTATTGTGCTGTCTGGAAGTATAAATCTCCATTATTTCCTTGTGAATTACTTGGTGTTGAAGAACCAGTATAATAAGTTACCCAAGGGATATTTTCAAGTGCGGTTACACGAGCTGCGAGCGCAGTATCGTCATATGCAGCTGGTGCATAAATATTAGTACCATTAATGGTAGCAATTAGTGTCCCTGAAGAAAGTGTATTACTTATAGCAGTAGCTGTTTGAATATCTGTCATTTTAGGAGCTGAGACTAAAGTAATAGTAGCATTCGTTGACCAAGCAGACATTGTACCATAATATAAACCTGAGTTAATTTCAGTTGGACTATTCACTCCATTTATAGTCAAATTAGATCTAGAAATTTCTAAATGATTATCCATACTATTTGTTAAAGTATATACCTAAAAAGTAGAATTAATATGATGAGAACGATTTACAAATATCATAAAATTGGTATAAGTATAATTACCATAATAGTTACTTAAATAAATATCAAATGCTGAACTACTACCACTATAACCAACTCCACTAGTAATTTCATATGGCGTTGTAGCTCCAATATCTGAAGCGGTTAATACAACTGCTCCAGTCTACTCATTAACACTACTAACTGGAGCAGTATATGTATCTGGCAAAGCTCCTACTTCACTTGCCGTATAACTAGGTTTATTAGTAGCTTTTGCCCAAGATGCTATATCACTAGTTTGTAAATAATTACTTAAATCTATGTCGGTAGTACCAATTTTTTCCCATGCACTACCAATATACATATATTCATTCATATATATTATTATTATTACTACCATTATTTGATATAAAATAAATGGTATGTGTATCAATATTAGTAGTTGGTAAAGTATTTACAACCTAGACATTAAAATTAGTTATATTACTTATACTTTGTCGTGCGGCCGCATCTTTAAAATTGTAAGTTGTACCATTTAATTTAATTTTAGATAAATCAGCCATAATATTTCCTTCCTTTACCGAGTATTAATGACTAATGTATCTTCATTTTCAATGAAATAATTATTCATATCAATAAACGGTAAGTCATTTAGTTTAGTTATGCCATCGCCAATTTTCCAACGATTTGGCATATTTGAATCTTCATATACAATAATTTCACCTGCTTTTGGAATAAAATTAATAGCTTTATTCCAATTTACAGTAGTATCTAATTTTATAAATTCTTTATACATAGGCAATAAAAAAACGGGTAGAGGATATAATAATCCTCTACCCGAGAAAAAATTATATCCTCTGTCCTTTCAAGAGTTTATAATTTATTTTTTTATATTTCTATCATTTCAAGAAATTATTTTTTTTAAATTAGGCAAAAGCCACATTAAGAGTCTTCTCAGTGCTCTCAGCAGTAGGAGTGATACTCTCGCTAGCAACGGTAACTTTACCATCAGTACCAGCAGCCTTAACAGTAGTAGCAGCAACAGGAGTAACAGTCTTAGAAGTGCCTTCAAAGGCTGCAGTAAATGTAGGTTGAGTAACAGTAGCATCAGTAGCAGTATGTGTTGGAGTTGCATTAATCATAACACCAGTACCAGAGAAAGAAGCTTGTGCACTTGCACTAGCGATACCAGAAACAACAGATTCAGTACCAAATGTTGGAAGGGAACCAGTTAATTGTGGAGCAGTATAAGTAATATCGCCAGCGGCAGTAACAGCATCAGCGGTTCCAGCAGCAGTAAGAATAAGGGTTTCAGCATCATCACCGGTACCAATAGAAGCAACAACACCTTCAGTAGCAAATGCACTCTTGGTATCAGCAGCTTTCACAGCATTACCAGCAGTAAGTTGATATGCGGTACCTGCATCAGTGACTTTAGCAACAGAAACATTGTCTGGAGTAACAGTCACACTAGTTACAGTAACTTGGCCAGCAGGAGTATAAGTTGCAGACTGACCATCTACAGGAGCAGCAGTAGCAACAGTAACACCAGTAGTCTTGTCATAAGAAGCAGCCGCAGCAGTTCCTGCTGAAACTGTAACAGAGCCTGCAGGAGTTACATCAAGAGCATTGAAAGTTTCTGGAACAGAAACAGGAGTAGAAGCAACACTATATTCACCAGCTTTACCAGTGCTAAAACTGTTGAAACTGTCAATTGTAGTTACTTTAACACTTCCGCTATCTTTGAATGCGAGAGCCTTGAGTTCAAGAGCTTGTTTCAATTCAGCAACAGTGATATTATCCTGCATATCAATGCCAGCAATAGTGAAAGTCTTCTTGACATAAGCATTTTCAGTACCAACTTCACGCCAACCTTTGCCGTCATAAACCCACTCAGAACCATCGCTCTCAACAACGAAATCACCAACGCGAGGATCTTCAACTGTTGTGTGGTCTGTAGCAGCGATTAAATTTAATGCTTTACCAACTTCAGTAACCTGTTGTACAACAAAATCATAAACTTGGTCAGCATTGGGGATACCGGTAGCACCATTCTCAATTTTGGTTGCTTTATTCTCGGTCACGATATTACCGAAAGTATCAAGAATTGCACGAACATCGGCATCCTTCATATAATATGTATTATTCCCGAATTTTACTTTAGAAAGAACGGGACTATTAGCATAAGTTTGAGCCATTTATTTTTCCTCCTTAAAATGAAAAAACTAATAATTCATTATCGCTATCAATACTAGCTTTATATCGTAAATCTAGTTCATCTGTAATAGCTTTTTGTGTCATTGTACCATCAATATTCTGTCCTGTGGTGCCATAAAGTTTAACAACACCAGGAGTCTATGCAGTAGCTGTAACTAAAGTATCTTGAATTGTAATATATCGTGTACCATCAAAGAAGTATAATTTTCTTGCGGTATCATCAATATAGATTTTATTAATCATACCATTCATTAATACACTATGTATAGCATCTTGATAAAAATTATCTTGATAAAAATACCCATGTAAAACTGTATTACGCAAATCAGCATCAGTATATTGAAGTTGAGCGAAAGTAGAATAACCATCGCCTACTTTCGCTCTTAATCCATCTTTAGCCGTATCAACCAGCACAACTTCACCATTCGCAGGGATAAATGAGTTTTCAACTTTTTTATAATTATAATCATTATCACGGCGAAGCTAAATAACAGCATTTAAAACATTCATTGGTTAGCCTCCTATTCTGTGGGGGCTGTTCCACCATTGATATGTGTTACTTCATTGATAGCGTTATCTATCATTGACTAGATAGATCCAGGAGTTTCAGTATTACTATTTAATAAATGAATAGCTGCTGTTAAAGGAGCTATTTGGTCATCAATATACTTCTTTAATAATTTAACGCCTTCAGCGTCTAAATAATATTTTTCAGCCATTATTTATTATTCAACTCCTTTCACAAATTTTTGTTTTTTAATTATTATGCGCGATTATCAATGATGTTAGCTTCACTTACATCTTTACCATCGGGCATTAAAACGCTAATATCGCCATCAGTTCCGCTAAGGCTCATATTAGCACCAATTGTGAGTTTAAATTCGCCAGTCTGTAAGCCAGGATATCCAGCTTTCTCATCATAAACAACGGCATATGGACCAACAGTAACCTTAGAGTCACCAACTTTGCCAAGAGAACCAGAAACACCATTTGCTACGATAGAACCGCCATTGAGTTCTACTTCACCAGCGCGCATAACAATACCTGCACCGTCAGAAATGATTTCGCCGCCATTCATTACGAGTTTGCCGTCATTGGGCATATAGATACCGCAAGCAGCATAGCCAGCAGATGTAATATGGGCGATTAATTTACCACCATTAATGACCATCTCAGTACCGCCATTACCAGAAGAACCTTGTCCCATTAATGGGCAATTATCTTTGCCTTCAAGGATACCACCGTTCATAACGAACTTAGCACCTTGCTGTACAGACACAGGAGCTTCACCAGCAATAATATGACCACTATTCATAGTGACTTTTGCGTTAGCACCAGCTGCGCCAAGGCCCCAACGACCAGCGTCAATCTCACCGTCGCCATCGATAACAACTTCACCACGAACCTCAATTTCCTTGTTTCCAGTGGATAATTTATTACCATTCAGATTAAGGGTAACTTTCTTTCCTGCTGGAATAGTGAGTGTTTCAGTCAAAGCTAAATCGTCTTTCATTGTAATTTCAACAATGGGTTCATCATTAGCTAACATTGTCTTTAATCCCTCAGCATCAGAAATGACCGCAGACTTGCCGCCATATAAAATAGCATTTACTGTGGGGATAGCAATACGATCAACTTCAGCAGCTAACTGATATGGGCTTAAATCAGCAATAGAACCAAAGTCATCCCATTGCTCGCCGTCCCAAGCTGCGTTCATACCTGTGTCAGTAATGTTATAAACATCGCCAACTTCTGGATTCTCAATAGCCTGTAATTCAGCAAGATTAGCCACACTACCACGAAAATGATATACTGTGCTTAAACTTTCCTTAAAGGTTGCGAAATCGTCGTCTGTTACGTAATCAGCTAAAGCAGCTGCGAGCTCTTCGTCATCAACATAACCAGTAGCTTGGCTAATATATTCATCTAAGTCTTTCTTAGAAGGAACATCAGAGCTATTGGCTTTACTAGCTAATGAGTCATTAATATACTGGACTAAACGCTCTAAACCTTCTTGGTCTAAATAATATTTCTCAGCCATTATTGTACTCCTTTACAAATAAATTATCAATCATCGAAAGTGGAATGGAATGGATTTCCATGTCTCCTTCAATTGTGTCACCATTCAAAGTGGGTTTATCTGTGAGATCATTATAGCTAGTCACGCCACCAGCTTTTACTTCAGTATCAATTGCGCCGATAAACCAATTACCATTTGCGCCAATATAGGGTGTTTCGCCAGGGGTACCAGCTAAGCTAGTAATCCACTCTGCTTCACTCCCAGAATAACCATTTCGAACGGCTATCTCATAGGCACTTGCGCCATCCTCTCCTTTTAGGGCACCAGCACCAGCCAGAGAGGTTTGAATATATTTTTTTGCAAGAGCATATGTAATTATATCCATAATTTACCTCCCGATTTTAATCTTCAATAAAATATATTTTTACAAGCAAAAGGATTAATAACATTTGCCCGTAAAAATCCCCAAAGCAGTTTTTATTTCGGGTGAGGGTGAGTGCGGGAGCTTGCGGCCGGACCAGCTATAAGGTTCCCGCAAATAAGAAAAAAGCCTGTCATATGACAGGCTTTGTATTAACCAATAGGTTTCCATTCACGTTTTGTAGTTAGTATATATACTTCACCATCTTCAATACAAAGAGCTTGTGAGCCAGGCTTACAATTTAAAGGCAGCTTTTTTATATCTTCTTTGGTATCAGCTGTATATACATTTACACCATGCGCTACATTAGAATCGGACTAAATAAGAGTAATACCATTATTTATATAAGTTGCTTCCATATATTTAACCTCCATTAAATATAAAAATAGTGCGTTTTCTTTGTCGTGAGAAACGCACATTCAAAGCACGAGTATGTTTTTTACCCCGGTAAACATCTAACACCCGCATCTATCAATTAATTCCATATACTACTGGACACCGAGCATCTTCCCCTTTTTTAAAATCAACAACATCCTTATAAATGTGATAGGGATTAAATAATTCTAATTGATTATTCGGTAGTACACGTCCTGCCTGATAGTGCATCCCAATTGTTCCTTTTACTATCCAAGTATATAGAACAATAAAGTATTTATAACCTTTAAGCTAATTAGTATTTTTCCAACAACCCAAATACTTTACTTTAAAACCAAATTTTTCTAACACTCGTTTAATTGCCATAGGGTTTGTGCCTAATGCGCCTTCAAGGATAACACCACCAGCCTATGATAAATTATATTTTACCATGTCATCTAATGCAATATCTTTCTGGCCATCCATTAGACAAATATTAGTCATAGCAATAGCTCCACAAGCATTTCCGGCCAAAGAGCCATGTTTACCATAAGAACCTTTAGTAGAATCTAATGACGACTAATTATTAATCATATTAACTTCCCCCTTTCTTTTTAGGAAGTTAATACGATATTTAGTTTTAACTTCCTTGTGGTGCGGGCGCCGAGGGTCGAACTCGGGACACCTTGATTAAAAGTCAAGTGCTCTGCCAGCTGAGCTACGCCCGCATTTTTCGGTTTAGGGTTAAAGTCGCGCCACACTCCGAAAAACTTCGACTTTAGTAGGAAACCTGGGATTTGAACCCAGAACACACTGGTTCTAAGCCAGTTGTCTCTGCCAGTTGGACTAGTCTCCCATACTTACAAAATGAGCCTAATAAAAACTATCTCGTTACTTACTCTACTCGCCTCAACACTTTAATAAGTTGGTTGGCGTAGCCACTCCTACCGCGCCTCGGTCCGGTTTATAGTTCTTATTAAGCTTTCTTCTGGATACATTTATTTGCCTTTGATTGGGTCTCCCGTGTGAGCCAAGAGTGTGATAAATGTATCAATTCATATTAATTTTCCCCGTCAATAATTATGTCACTCACTATTCCTACTTTTAGTCACACATTACGTCTGTTGACCACGGCGTCTTTTTGTGCTGAACCTCAAGGAACGAGATAGAACGCAACGTTCTCAAGAGTAGTCTCCGTTGTTTGATTGGAACGAAGTTAACGGCTAAGTTCTTCTTTTCTCTCCTAGAGCTTCAAAATCGCCATGAATCAACAACTTTGAAACCTCTTTTTTTTCTGTCCTTATGCTAGACTTTTGGACTAATGATAGAAGAGAGCATTCTACCAGAGCGCTTTACCGCTCAATGGAGCCTGCGATTGCTCATAACGGGTATCTCCTTTTATTTAACGAGCTTTGGTTCGCTCACCCCTTAACCATTGGGGCTGGAGCCGCCGGTCGGAATCGAACCAACAACCTGCTGATTACAAATCAGCTGCTCTACCTTTGAGCCACGGCGGCATTTCAAGACGCAGCAGGGATTTGAACCCAATTAACGATTTTTGCAGAATCATATTTAACCAAAAGGTTTGCTGTATGCGTCTTAATATTTTAAACACATTTTGTGTTATTAGTTAGAAGAAGCGGGGTACCTTTTACATTCAACCCATTGAACAACCCCGCAAACATATTGTACAGCTAGGGCAAGAAAATCATAACCAATAGGCCTAGGATGTAAAAGAAGCCCTAACGATATTCTTTTGTTTCCTATACATTTAAATATATAGGAACAGGTAGCAGATTTCTGTCAGCCAACTTAGGTAAAAGATTCAATGCTCGTTCTATCTTTCTTCGTAGTGATGAACGTCGTTGGTTCCCTGTTGACAGTCTTTTTGCACTTTACTTCGCTTCTTATTTTTTAGAGAGGCTTTTCCGCTTATGCTACATATCGTTGAAATTAGACGGGCTATCATCGGGGTTCATTACAGCCGACACTTTTGTAGCTAAACACTATTCTAATTCTAACAACGCCAGTAGTAGTTTAAGTGCTAAATCCGTGTTAAGACCTCTATTACAGAAAATTGAAAATCCGTATCTCAATTTTCTATAAATATTATATCATAATTTTTTTAATTTTTCAACTTTCCGCTTTTTTCTCTCAGTGGCCATATCAATCGTTTCCCGATGAATAGAAGGAATTGCCTTCAAAATGCCACTGTCTACAACATCCCGAATAGGTACTGGAGTATAATCAATAGCCTCAGCACACATGTTTAAGTGCATTTTGTCATACTTATGCGGAAGCGCATGACAATGACCATGAATGTTGAGTGCATAAGGGAAATCAATAGGTTCGTGAGAAAGGATAATTTTATCGCTAATCATCAAGATACCTTCATAAATTTCATCAAAGCACTCCTGGTATTTCGTAGCTCCTACGTCGTGGTTACCGCATACAAGAACTTTATAGCCCCGCAACTTTTTCACCCACTCAATATCACCTACGTCACCGAGAATAACAAGCGTATCATTCTTACCAATCTTAGCCCGAATCCGCTGAACCTGCTCTTCATCAGAGATATAAGATTTCCGCAGTTTCTTCATTTCAGGGTCTGCGAAATGAGGGTCAGAATAGAAATAAACCGTGCCACCGTGATACCAGTGTTTAAAACTATCATATAAGTGTTTATACACAGATTTGATTTCCTTTCCTCATTTCTTATGTATATATTATACCAAAAAATTTTAAAAAAATCAAATCACTTATTACGATAATGGTGCAACCAATACCGATATTCTTGTTTTTTATCGGGTTTATCGCCGCCATAGCGATGCCATATCCTAATACAAATTTCCCAATATTCTCGCCAAGAAGTCACCCAACCATAATCACAAATATTATAAGACTCATATACTTTCTTATAAGCATTTCCATTGGCAAGAATAAAATCATGGTCTTTAAGTTTAGTACGGAGTTTAGAATTGGCAAAGCGTTTTTTCGCTTTACCTTTATTATCCCCGCAATAGGGGGTTTTCTTATAAGAACGACTCATAATAATTACCTCCTAATAATGGACCGCCATGCGAGTGCCGCCCTCGCGCCCTGAGGATGGAAGCCTCATATACTACTGTTATACGAATAGCGGATAATATGGTGGGCCGCCCTGGATTCGAACCAGGTGAGTCTTTGACAGCTGATTTATGGTGCTATATTCGAGAATTGAACTCGATATTTATAAGTTTGAAAACCTTGATTATTTTTATTAGGCTCTGTACGTAATTTAATTTGTTGATTAGTAGTAAGTTCTTTTACAGGAATTAACCACATATTTAAATCTTTATTTACGCAAAATAGCCAATCAATTGGATGATTTAATAGATTATCATAAGTACCACCATTAGTGCCACCAGTTGATCGAAAATCTATTACACTATTTTCTGTCATTGTGGCTTTACACTAAACAGTTTCAAATATGCCATTTTTTTCAACAATTAAATCATACCACTAAGTATCATTAATTGGAAGTGATACAGTATATCCCTATATGGTAAAATAATTAATTGCTTGAGATAAACCAATTCTTCCAATCTATTTTCTACTTAGTTCCATTCTTATAAATTCCTCCATTAGAATATATAACCAGTCAGCGCCGCTTCCCAATACGGTATACCGACCCATGCAAGCATCTACCAAAAGATGCTTCTTGTCAGGATTATTCCTCGGAGCTGGTTTGAGGATTACCAGTCAACCATTGATAAGTAAATTATAGCCAGATATTATTGAACAAATCAGCCCAAATATTCTGGAAAGTTTCACCAGGCTTCAAGGTATAATGATAAGCACCATATTTCTTACAGAAATTACTAAGAACTTCATGGTAATTTTCCTGTGCTTTTACTACTTCTTGACGAGCAGCTTCAACCTTTTCTGCTTCAGCTTTTCGTTCTGCCGCAGCAACTTCCTTCTTTGCTTTGGCTTCAGCGAGAGCCTTTTCTTCAGCAGCCTTTTTCGCAGCCTGTTCTGTTTCCCATGCTTCTTCCGCCATCAGGCATTCATCTACGCTGGCATATTCCTTACCAGTCTTTTCACTCAAAATCTTCATAACAAATTCCTCTCTTTGTCATAATTTATTTGTGCGTTAAGACTTACAGCTGTAATGTGCTCTTGGCACTGGCTGGGGTGGCTGGACTCGAACCAGCGATACAGGAGTCAAAGTCCTGTGCCTTGACCAACTTGGCGACACCCCAATAAAAAAACGAGGCTCTTGAATTACAATTGCTCTACCCATTGAGCTACGTACCAAAGGTGGTATGATAGGATTTGAACCTACGACAGATTGTTCATCTGAATTTGCTGTATGAGCCTCTAAATTATTCAGCATATTTCCATTTAAATCCATATGCTGTTTTTCGTTTGCCTTGACAAACACTCGCGATATGGCCTGAATGTTGTTTATTAAGTGCTTTATAAGCATCAGCTATTGAAGGATAAATATTAATAATTTGTTCAGTATCTTTATCTAATTGTAAAATTGATTTAGAACATAAATCAATACGACGTTGTTCTTTTAATTGATGATTAATACCTTTATTAGTTAATGCTTTTGAGCAAGTGCTTATATCATAGTGTAATAATTTGGCAATTTCTTTAATTGATTTACCTTGATTAAATAAATCATAAATTAAATCATAATCACAATATCGTTTTCCATCGCCACCAATTGTAGCATTATAACCATATTTAAACGAACCATACATTTCAATCCAATAAATTTCACGCTCTTCTGGATTATTTGTTTGTTCAATTTCTTCAATATGAAAATGTTCTGGTCCATATTTACAAATCGCTTTATATAATGGACGATTTTCAGAACGTTCACGAAAAGCTTCATTTAAATGTTCTTGAAATCTCTATTGAATTGAACGTTCTGTTTTGCCAATATAAATTTTCTAATTTATATCATTAACAATTTTATAAATGTATGCCAAACTTAATCAGCTCCTTATTATGTTATATATGGGCTCTGGTTTAAACAGCTCTGCGACGTGAACACACCCATATTGAGAGCCTCGGGGAGACAGGATTTGAACCTGCGACCTGATGGACCCAAACCACCCGCTCTACCAAACTGAGCCACTCCCCGAAAAATACAAGGCGATAGTTTTTAGCTACGTTTGATTAAGAGTCAAATGCTGAAATCTAAAATTTGCTGTATTCGCCTTTATGGTGGGGATGGATGGACTCGAACCATCGACCTCACGCTTATCAGGCGTGCGCTCTCACCAGCTGAGCTACATCCCCAAAGCCGGATTATCCGGCAAAATTATTATGGCCATTCACCAAGAGGCTTACCAAGCTTATTCTCAATATCAGTATTGTAATATACATTACTTAGCTCTGCATCTTCAAAAATTTCAGCCGCAATATCCTGGTAAAGAGTGCTAATCAAACCATGGCAATCATTCAAATTATCATTGAAAAACTGAACTACACAATTCTTAAATACAACATACGTCATACTAAAGAACCAATAGCCTTCATCAGCAGGAGAAACCGAATAAGCATATGCGGGATTGCCAGCAAACGCGGTATCAAACAAATCCTTCTGTGTAGGAAAGGCAATATTAGCAATAGGACCATCAACGATAATCTTTAGAGTAATATTACCAAATTTCTTTTCTGTTGGAAGCAAACGCTGAAGAGCAGCATTCTTTTCACCATTATTACCAGCCAAAGCTACGGTCATATTCTCATAATCAATATTAAAAGCAAGCTGAGGATCACCATCAAACAAAGCCTAAAGCTTATTCATATAAGTTACCCAAGGAGGGGAAATCTTAAGTCTCGGGGTCTGCATAAATTTTTATTTATCTCCTTTATATCTATATAGCGATATTTCGCTTGGCACGCCCAGTGCGATTTGAACGCACGACACTTGGATTAGAAGTCCAATGCTCTGTCCCCTGAGCTACGGGCGTAAATATGGTAGAGGCGGTGGGATTCGAACCCACAACTAACTGTGTATAAGACAGGTACTCTCACCGTTGCGTTACGCCTCATGGCGGACGGGGCGAGATTCGAACTCGCGCACTGGTCACCCAGTCTAACTCCTTAGCAGGGAGCCCCCTTATAGCCGCTTGGGTACCCGTCCAAGGTATGGCGACAGCGGAAGGATTTGAACCTTCGGGGCTTTTACACCCGACAGTTTTCAAGACTGCTCCAATAAGCCGGACTCTGGCACGCTGCCATTAATCAACTGTGAATAACCAAATGTGCCCAGCTACTTCCTCAAATTCACGAAATTGTTGTACTCCATCATAAATATGATTAGGATTAAACAAAGTAAATCGTTGATGGTCAAGGAAATATCCTGCTTGACAATGCCATTCCCAATTATCTGTTCTATATAAAATATAGAAATAATTGTGTTGAGCTATTTGTTTTACATCTTGGAACCAACCTTGAAAATGAACTTCAAATTCAAGTTGCTCTAATGTACGTTTAATAGCACTTATCTTGGTGCCACAAGCACCCCATAAACGAAGGCCATAGCCCTTTTTTATCATATCTATAATTTCTTGAAGCGATAGTTCAAATCTATCTAATTGGCAGATATTATAGATAGCAATGGCGCCTGCCGCATTTTTAGCAAGACAACCCAATGCCCCATAGGTCCCACGTTCATAGGATAATGAGGGTTGATTATTAATCATAATTACCTCCTGGTTCTAGGGGGAGGAGTCGAACCTCCAACTTCTAGCTTATGAGGCTAGCGAACTGCCATTGCTCTACCCTAGGTGGTGGAGATGAGGGGGCTCGAACCCCTGACCCCTAGCTTGCAAAGCTAATGCTCTTCCAACTGAGCTACATCCCCATAGCCAGATAAATCTGGCATTAATTAAGAATTAAGGGAAAGTTCAACATCCAGTCCATATACTGTGTTGAGCCGACGAGTGATATAAGCAAGGTCATCCTTGGTTATATCATCAGAAACAGTAATTGCACCTTGCGTAGTTGCGATTCGTTCCGCAATATCATCCAGCCGCTGTGTATGAAACGCATAAGCGGAAAATGCACGATTTTCAATCGCAGTATGATAAGGTGTATCTTCCCAAACGCCATAACCTTCTTGCTGAGGATCGGCATTTGGACTATAAGAATCAGTAGTTACTGGACTCCACAAGTCTGTGGAGCAACGGTTAGAGTCGTGATATCCAAACATAACTACTTCGTCTCCTTATCCAAGGCATAAATTATGTCACCAAAAGTTCCATCATCACAATCTACATCATACATGGTGTAGAAAGGCAGTTCATCAACCTGTACCTGAGTAAGAAAATCGTCCAACATTTGTTTTTCCCCCTTTTCATTTCTTACATATATATTATAACAAATTTTTTGGAAAAAATCAAATATCAGATTTTTAATTGGGCGAAAGCGTCAGAATTGAACTGACGACACCAGAGCCACAATCTGGAGTTTTACCATTAAACTAGCTCTCGCACAAATGGAGGGCTAGGCTGGAGTTGAACCAGCTAACGAGGCGTTTGCAGCGCCACTCCCGGCCGACGAGAATCTAACCCAAATGGTGAAGGTTTCTTATTCGGTATTAATGCAATATGTTTCACTTATGTTGCCGTAGTCCGGAATACGAGCAATCAAGTTTCCCGACCTTCTGGTAGAGTAGGATGGAATTTAACCATCTTAATTACATTTTAACTGGAGTCCCGCCCATTAAATCTTAAGCTTTAATGCGTAGAATAAGTGCTCAGTTTAT